GGTTATTGATGGCACATCAGCAGCCACTAGCGATCCTCCTCAGTATCCACAGATTGGTGCAATTCAGCCTGGTCGTGTGAGGACTGTTAGTTCGTTTGGTGCTGCTGGTGATGGGGATCAGACTAACTACCTGTACACCGAAACCTTGTCGTTTCCAACGGTTGCTGAACCAGCCGTAGGCGCTGATGAACTTGAGTTTGGCCCAGGTCAGACAGTGAAAGCTGTTTATGTTTGGGACGGTCAGCTCAGTAATACTGAAGCGGTATCAGTGATCAAGGGTGAATACAACGTCATCCTTGACGAGCCCATTCAGGCTGACACCTATTCGTTTGTCTATAACACTGACCCAACGAATGTAGGTGAGGCTTCAATCACGCTGCCTTACATTGTCCCAACAGTCTCGATGAGAGTCTATTGGGGTGATGCTACTTCTGACAGGTATGAGCCTGGCGTAACTCCATCACATACTTATCCTTACCCTGGTGAATACCGCATTCAGATTGAAGCTGATGATGGGTTTGATGGTGTGAGGCTTGCTGATGTAAATGAGACGATTACTCGTATTGATCAGTGGTCACCACAGCATCGTGTAGGCGCAGCTGGTGATGGGTTTACTGGTGATGACCTGTATAAGATCTTAGCCACACAAACTGAGTGTGCTCTAATCCCACCGTTCAAATACACAGGCTTGACAGACTTGACTCAAGCTTTTTGGAATTGTCAAAAAGCAGCAGTAAATAATTGGGACTGGATACCTACTAATCTACAGTCAGCAACTAACCTTTCTAATGCTTTTAGAACAGTCAGCCGCATCACAATGAGCGTCGCAGAACGTGGTACATTCCCTCAATTGCAGACTGGTACGGCTTTAACAAGCGTAGCCGATTGCTTTAGATATAACAATTTCACACAATTTGACCAAGGTAATTCTGGGTTGCCTTTTAGCAACACACAGAACGTGACTAACTGGTTAGGGTGTTTTAGAGATTTAGCTAACCTTACTGCGATTGGATCCTTGGATACTTCAGCAGCTACCAGCATCTCAAGCATGTTTAGCGGGTGCAGCAGTCTGGCAGCTATGCCGTTTATTGCTACCAACAATGTGACCAACTTCACAGATGCTTGGCAAAGTTGTTCATCTTTAACTAGCTTCCCGCAGATTAATGCAAGTAGTGGTACTAACTTAACAAGGGCTTGGAGGAGTTGTTCAGCTTTAACTAGCTTTCCACAGATTGATACAAGTAGTGGCACTAACTTCGCAAGTGCTTGGGAGAATTGCTCTAGCCTAACTAGCTTCCCGTTGATTGATACAAGTAGTGCTACTAACTTCACAAGTGCTTGGCAAAGTTGTTCATCTTTAACTAGCTTTCCGTTGATTGACACAAGTAGCGGTACTACCTTTGATAACGGTTGGACCAACTGCAACAGCCTAACCAGTTTCCCATTGTTGGATACTTCTAGTGGTACAAGCTTTTTTGAGACTTGGAAGGAATGTTCAGCTTTAACTAGCTTCTCGCTGATTGATACAAGTAGTGGTACTAACTTCTATGCTGCTTGGCAGGATTGTTCATCTTTAGCTAGCTTCCCGCTGATTGATACAAGTAGTGGCACTAGCTTCACAAAGGCTTGGGAAGATTGCTCCAGCCTAACTAGCTTCCCGTTAATTGATACTTCTAGTGGTACAAGCTTTTTTGAGACTTGGTACGGCTGCACCAGCCTAACTAGCTTCCCCGCCAACATGTTTGACACAACGGGGACACTTGTAAGTAGTGCTTTTGAACAAGCTTGGTTTAACTGTGCCCTCACCGCACAATCAATCGAGAACATCCTTGTCTCGCTAGATACTAACGGTCAATCCAACATCACCTTAGGCATTGATGGCGGTACTAACGCTGGTCAATCCACTTGGACTACTGCTGCTAACACTGCTTACACCAACCTTATCAACAAGGGTTGGACAATCACTTCTAACCCTTAATCACCATGACTACTAAATACCACGTTTGCTGGGGACCAGATGCTGTTGCATTCGTTGGGGTTCCTGATGGCAGTACATTCAAAACAGGACAACCTAATGATGAAGTCTTTGATGTTCGTGATGATGCCGCACGTCGTGCATTTGAACTGAACTACACAGGCTTCGATCATTTCAAGCTAGAAGATGAGTATGAAGATGGTGACTATGTTGTCTTCAGGCTCAACCTCTACAGAGCACTAGCCAAGGTTGAACCTTACACGCCAGACCCAGATCCAATTGAACCTGTTGAGGAGCCACCATTCCCAACACGGGACTTCAAGGATTGGACGTTAATTACTATTCCAGATGAAGAAGAAAGCAACGGAGGACCAATTTAACGATCTGCATAATTTAGTCACTAAGGAGTTCCTTGCCCGAATCAAATCGGGTGAGGCTACTACTGCTGACTTAAAAGCAGCTTGTGATTGGCTCAAAACAAATGACATTAGTGGTGTTGCCCTTGAAGGTAATCCACTAGATAAATTAGCAACACTTATGCCAACAATAGACCCTGAATTAGTGCAGACAAGACTTTATGGCAAGCGCACGTAATTACAAGAAAGAGTATGCCGCTAGATCAACTGAAATCAAAGCATACCGTAAAAAGAACAAAGTAAAGGACAAGATGCGTACCCGCGCTAGGCGAAAGATGAAATGCGGTAAAGGAATGGAGGTTGATCACAAAGACAACAATGCCATGAATAACAACCGCAATAATCTCAAATGCATTTCCCGTAAAGCCAACCGGCAAAAGGGAGCTAAGAAAACCAACTCTAAGCGTTAATCCTTTACATGACCCCGTTATTTCCTACACCAAACCATTACCTTTATAACCTAATAACCATGACAAGTCCTGAGGCTAAAAAGCTCTGGAGAAGAGCTATTAAAGAGCACTTTCACTGTCAATGTGTTTATTGTGGAGAGACTTATGACCCTAAAGAACTTACATTGGACCACGTTCATCCGAAGACCTTCGGTGGAAAAGATATCACAAGTAATCTAGTACCTGCTTGTGTCAAGTGTAATCAAGACAAAGGAAGTAACAATTGGCTCTCTTGGATGAGAGCAAGATTCGGCATCACTAAACGAGAACAACTAATTCTTCAACATATTAATTAAAAATGGCAAGAAAGAAAACAGAATCGATGCTCACTCGTCAGCGTCGTCTGCTTAAAGAACAACGTGCTAAGAAAGCTGCCGCTAAAGCTGCTAAAACTAACACTTCTAAATCATTACCTTCTAGAGGTCAGACAGGAGGTAACTCCCTTAAGTCTCGTAGCCAACGTAGAGGGACCGCTAAACGTGTTGCTGGTCAACAACAACGTGTCATTAGCGAAGCTATGCGTAAGACCATGAAGCAGCGTCAAGCTTTAGATAAAAAAGAAGCAGCTGCTAAAGGTACTAAAGGCTCTAAAGTTCAAACAGGCACCCGTACTAAAGGTGGAGCACTTAAGCGTCAAGGTAGTTCAGCTGTTAAACCTTCTAGGAAAGGTGCAGCTGCCTCTACACGGGTACAGAAAGTAAAAGTAAGAGTAGAACCACAGAAGGCTCTCAGGGCTGGTTCACAGAAGGCTCTTCCACCTGCTAAGAATGCACTTCCAGCTGGTAAGAAAGGTGGTGCTCTTGCAACAACTAAAGGACCACGCCGTAGAAACATTAACGGTAAACCTTCTAATGGTACTCAATTAGGTACTAAAGGTTCCGCTAAACCTCAACTTAGACTTCCTAAGGGTACTATTCGTTCAGCAGGTGCTGCTTCTAAAGCACTATCCAATACTGGTAAGGTTGCTGGAAGAATTGCACTTCCACTTTCTGCTTATCAAACAGCTAAAGACTTGAAAGACAGTCTTGATCGTGGTGAGGGTTACGCACGGTTACCTGGAATGATTGGTAGAGCGTTGAAAGGTAACGGTAAGAAGAAAACAACAGGTGCTAAAACTAATAGCCGTGGTCGCCGTGTAGGTACTGTTCCTGCTTCAAAGTCTAAATCTGCACCAGCTAAGTCTGCTAAGTCAAACAACGCTTCTGCAATCAATGCAAGACTTAAGAAGCAACGTGCTGAACGTGAGAAGGCTAAAAGCCGCTCTGGTGGTAACGCCAATAGT